ACCCAAGGAGGCTCTGCATAAGGGCACTACACGCGGAAGCATGAGCCAACGGTATAGCACTATCGATGAGTTGCGTTATCCAGTTCCGCTCTTGCACGAAGGAACGCGATTCTGGCGTGAGGCGATTGCAGCAGCAGGTCTGAATATTGACGCCGAAACTGGCGCGGAGAAATTTCCTTCGGACGAGGCACACGAAGCGGCGTTTCAGCACTGGTTTCCTGATGATATTCCGGATGAATGGTCGCGGGCCGACCAACAGAAAAGTCACGGTGCCGGTTGCGCGGAAACCGCTCCTGAGCCGCCACCGATGGTGTGGATTCGCGACGAACCGATGCCTCTTCGCATGTGGAGACTATCTATCGGTCTTGCCGCACTGTAACGGTCATACCCCTTCAAAAAGTTGACACAGGCCGCTTGACCTGTTCAACCCAACAGGAACAAGTATGAGTGCCCTAAAGAATAATTTCTACATCCCGCCGGCAGCCCGTGGTGGTTTCCGTGGTGCTGGTTCAAACATGAAGCCGAAGCCAAAGCCAAACACCAGCAGTCTGTCAGACTTTCCTGCACTCGGATGCGGGCCCGTGAACGCATCTGTCGTGATTCACAACAGCAACAGCAACAAAGAGAAGGCCAGCTTCGCACCCCAGCGTCCCAGCTTTGCCAAGACGGTTGCTGACATGGCGGTCCGTGCAGAGGCCGATGAGATGCTGGCGAAGATTCGCCGAGAGAAAGATGCGGAAGAGGCGCGATTCAACGGCATCTCTGTTGCCGCACTGCATGCCCGGCGGCATCAGTTGGCCACTATTATAACGCGGCGGTTCGATGATGGCTACGATGATGACTACGATGGACCGGATGAGGATTATGATGAGGACGCGCACGAGCTATCAAAGGATGATGCATACTTTGATGCTATGGAGAAGCATGAGATGGCCGAAATTTGCTCTGGCTCTGTATCTGCAGCAACAACAGCAGCAGCCGCCACAATTCACCGGCAGAGTTTCACGGATGAGGAGTTTAATGCGAATCTGATGTCATCCCGCCGCCGCGGCGACCGTGGTGTCTGGTAGAGTCTGTATCTTACATGTTATTGCATGTGTCTGTATATTTTGGCACAAAAACTTGACGCATGCAACACCCCATCACAGTGGCAGCCAGGATGAACGACAACACAGGCGGCGGTTTCCTACCATCAAGCCGTGTTCGTATGAGCGACGGAACCGAAAAACGCTGTGATGAGATTCAGCCCGGTGACGTTGATTATGCCGGCCACGTTATTGAGACTGTTATATCTATTGAGTGCGACTATGCGTTTGTAGTGCGTCTGGAGGGTCCTCTGCGTCCGGCGAATGCAGCACCTTATGAGGGCGGTATCACTCGATGGCATCCTGTATTGGATGGGCGGGCAGGATGGCAGTTGCCTGTACGGCTGGGTCCGATTCATCGCGTGAATACGGATAAAGTTTTCAACTTCGTTCTTCGTCACGGCGATGTTCCGCAAAACGAAGAACGTCCAGGCACGCTAATTGTTGATGGCAATATTGTCTGTACATGGGGACACGATATGGTCGCACCGGTCGTGCGGCATCCTTACTTCGGCAAGAAGATGGAGTGGCAGCGCAATATCTTGGAGGATCTGCAAGAGCTTCCAAATTATCGTAACGGTTATGTATTTCTACCGCTGTATCCGTTCATAACGGACCGTGCGACGGATATGGTCGTGGCCATGCAACCACTGAATTAGCCGCTGCCGCTACCGCTGCCGCACCCCCCCACACAAACGCCTGCCTTAAATCCCATAATTCTATCCATACCGGTGTCTGCAGAGCCGGCCATTTGTCGCAACGGAGTCGCCACGCCAGCTTTCCATCCGCCTATATGTGTAACGACAGATGCATCTCTATTTTGGTTGTAGCGGGGCTGCGGTCTGATACTCTGTAGAATTGTCAGCAGATGCTGAAACGGAGGATACGCCATATCTCTTCTAATGGTTCAGGATTATCTCTAAAAATCAGAGATTGCCTAAAGTATTCGCATACCCCTTGTAACAACATGAAACCCTGTCAAACCCCAAAAGAAATCTGGGAGACATACAGCAATAAAGAGAAACTATTTGTAGAGCACATATTTCCTGTTACTCCGTGGCTAACAGATATCGTATATCCAGGTGTAAAATGTATCGTGTTTGCCTACTGTGACCGTGGTATATCCTGTTGGAAAGAATTTGCAGATTTTCTTCGTCGGTCGTTTCCAGACCTGGAGAGCAAACTTATACAGGGAGAAACATTTCTTGGATTTCTTCTACGACCCCTGGCTGCTGCACATTTGGATATATGACCATCGTTCCGGATTCATTGACGATGCACGTATAGTTCCAGACGGCAAAGTCCGTGTATTACTGTTGTGGTTATGACCCCGGTGAGGAATAAACGCTGTCCACAATGTTCTTACACCTTTTCTCATTTCAAACGCCGATATATTGTTTGGGTTTGTTTATTTGTAAAATTTTATCTGTAAAATATTATAATGGACGGAGCAGAAGCAGTTAATTACATATTACAAAATAATATTGAAGGGTGTTTTATTGAATGTGGTGTTGAGAGTGGTAATTTTGAATATATCTGGATAAATGAGTTAATGAAACATAATTCTGTTCGTGATATATATTTATATGACACATTTGGTGGATTAGTAGCACCATCCGATTATGATTATACTTGTAGTAATACTAAATTATATAAAATGAATAAAGATGAAGTTTATAATACGTGGAAACATCATATTATTAATGAAAAAATAAATGGGTGGTGTTATACGCCTTTAGACGAAGTTAAATATAGATTAGAATCAACTGGTTACAACAAAGATAAATTACATTATGTAGTTGGTGATGTTATGGAAACATTAAAAGATAAGACAAAAATTCCTGAAAAAATAGCAATATTACGATTGGATACTGATTGGTACGAATCAAGTAAATATGAACTAGAGCAAATGTATGACAATGTTGTAACCGGAGGCGTTATAATATTTGATGATTATTATCACTGGGATGGACAAAGAAGAGCAACAGATGATTTTTTTTTAAGTAGAAATATTAATTATCATTTTGTAAATATAGGAAATCATAAAACAGCCGCTATTATAAAAAAATAGGCGTTTGAAATGTAAAAAGGTGTAAAGAGAAAATAGAAAGACTGGTTTTCTTCTGTCAAAGAAAACCCTCCGCAAAAGGCCAATTTCGGACGCTCACTTCGAAAGACCTATTGCAACAGTAGGCTAATCCGGATACCGCACTCTGGCCATACTCTGCACGATTTCCAGAATGTTCCACGACAATCCCACCATCGTGAGATTCACCTGATTGTTAGACACCGCCGGATCATTCGGAACCGCCGCCACCGTAAAGTTCAAGCGAACCTTATGAGACCGTGTCAGCAGCAGGTTGCCCGCCGGCTCTCCGTCAAACAGTTGTCCAAACATCAGATAGTATTGTGCCTCATACACATCGGTGGGTAACTGCACATTGTTCGCCAAGACACGCAGAGTTCGTGGGTCCCACGGCTGAATCCGTTCCCGTGCATTCAGAATCAGCGACAAATCCGAAAACCATTCGTAGGGTGTATTGCTGACGACCTGCGGCGGCAACAGATTCGTGTATTTATTTTCCTGAAGGCGCGACTGGGCCTGAAAGCGCAACACCAGAAACTCAAAAAAACCCTTGATTTCGAATGTGCGCGAAATCTGGGCACCGACAAACCAGTTCTTTGAGCTGAAAATAATGGGCTCCACATACTGTTTCTGAAAGAACAGTGCCAAACGCCGTGACATGAGGTCTTTCCGTGCAGCATCGTCCAGATGGAGCACCGAATAGCGCGCGGCAACCGTAGGAAAATCAATTTCCCAGTAAGAAAGAGTTTTTCCCACGTATGTTGTAGTATCTGTGGAAATATCATACGCATACAGTGCCCGGCCGTTCCACGGTGCGGGACAGGGGTCAAATATCGGCTGACCGGTTGAGACATCGCACACGGCGTAGCCGCTGCTATCGTAGAACTGCGTACTCTCCACCAGCGCTTTCAGGTCACGA